AGGTCTTGGCGCCACCAGAGATGTTGCACAGGTACTGGAGGTTCTCGAACTCCACGTTGATCTTGACCTCGTGGTACTGGAGGGCGATCAAGGGAAGTGCGAGGCCAGTGTGGCGGTTGAACCAGAACTCCAAAGGAATGTACAGAGTCTGCTCAGGGATGCAGCCATTGACGCTATTGGCCAGGGTGGCGACAACGTTGGAGGCAAAGACGCAATCATCGCCCTGGCTGGAGATCTGAGGGTTGTTGCAGGCGAGGGTAGCAGCATCCGCGGCATCGACCTCCGTGGTGCAGGCATTGCAGCTGCTGTCAGGCGTGAGCTGAACACCACCATAGCCGTTGACCATGTTGAGGTAGGCCAGCTGCTTGCCGGTGGGGAGCGTGAGCTCATTCCAGATGTGGAGCCACTCACCATAGTGCTTGTCGATCTGCTGACCGCCGATCTCGACGTACACGTTGTTGATCATGTACTGGCCGAGGTAGGGCACCCAGGAGAAAGAGCCACCCGCACCAACAACACTGACATCAATGGCGGGGAGGGTCACCTGGACGTAGACGCGGGTAATCAAGTCGCCGTTGCGGCTGATGGTGCACTGCACACGCTTACCGAAGTTGCCAACACCGTTGAAGGTCTGCTCGATGGACTCCATCGCAAAGTTGGAATGTCGGCGGTACAACTGCTTAAAAAAGGTAACCTGAGGGTTTGCCGTCAGGTACACGTCTTGGGCGCCATAGGCCACGAGCTGCATTAAACCACCGGATGTCATTGCTTATACTTTACGGATCTAAAATTATTTGGCCGGACCGGGAGATCCGGGGGAGGGGGATCGGGGGGTAATCCCGGACCTTCTATTCTGACATAATTCGTTCAAGAAGTATGTCAGATTATATAGGTTTTCCACTACGGGGTTGCATATTTTCTTGCGAAGTAAGCTAACTCCTTAGTTGGAATAAGCTAACTTGCTTAGCAAGAGCCGCTTATTCTCAACTAAGGTTGTGCCTTAGTTGGAATAAGCTAACCCTCCCATGCCCGCCATGATGCGGAGTACGTTGTAGTTCGTCGCATAGATGCGGACCTTCGCAGTATTTCCAGACCCCACCGTATTGTTCGACACCACGATATTGAGAGTGGATGTGTCAATGCGGCTGAAGTTACACGTACCACTCGGCTGATGTTCTTCCGGATTCAGCGCGAACGAATACACGTTAATTCCCACCGCAGGAATGTTCGTATGATGCTGGTACGGCTGCACGAGGTTGAAGTAGCGCCCATCGCGGACAGAAAAACGATCCTGATTGTTCAGCTGAATATTCCCTGACACGACAGGATTGTATCCCGCCAGACCCTCCACCGTCGAAATGGAATACCCCGATTCCAGCGCCGCGCGATCCCAATAATCCGAATAATTAAACGGCTGCTGGCCCTTCCAGGGATCGATCACAGATCCCGTGCAATCAATGAAGGAATCGCGCTGCACCACCCAAACGATCTCCTTCACAGGATGGTTGAACGACATCTTGATCTTGTTCGACGCCGATGTCACAGATTCGTCACCCGTAAACTGGAGCTGTTCGATCAAGTATTCGTGGGCGACCTGCGCGAATCGCCGACGCTCATCCGTATCCAGATAGATGTAATCCACGTACAGCGACGCGGCCACGATGCCCGTCGCGTTCACGGCATCCAGAATCGCAGGATTGTTCGTCCAAATCAAATTCTGAAGCTGGTTGAGCTCCAGCGTGATGCGCACTTCGTGGTACTGCAGAGCGATCAGTGGCAAGGAGAGACCGGCGTGGCGATTGAACCAGAATTGAAATGGAATATACAGCGTGTACTCAGGACAGCAGCTGCGGGCCTCCGCGGACGAATGGGGGTCGCCGCCCGTGCACTGGTTCATACATCCGCCATCGGTTCCCACCTTCGTAATCAGATTCGTGAGCTCCGGTACATTTCCCACCATTTCCGCATATCCCGCCTGTTTTCCCGCCGGTCGCGTCAGCTCGTTCCAGATGTGGAGCCAATCGCCATAGTGTTTGTCGATCTGCTGACCGCCGACTTCAATGTACACGTTGTTGATGATGTTGTGACCGACCCAGTTGAGCCAACGGAACTGGTCGCCCGAAGAATCACTGACAGAGGGATCGTTCAGATCCACAGATGGCAGCGTGAGCTGGAGATACATCCTGTGAATGAGATCCCCGTTGCGCGCGATCACGCACTGGACGCGACGGCCGAAATTTGCCACACCATTGAACACCTGTTCAATCGACTCCATCGCAAAATTCGAATGCCGGCGATACAGTTGCTTGAAAAACGTCACCTGCGGGTTCGCCGTCAGATATACGTCTTGGGCACCATAGGCCACGAGCTGCATTATGCCGCCTTGAACCATCTCTAACGTGGTACGGCTAAAATAGTTGTTTCTCCCGGCCGCAGCCGGGACATCGGGCTAAAGGCGCAGACGGAATCTCATCTAACAGTAATGTCGATCCGCGATGTGTTAAAAAGTGATCTCGTCGAACCCAGGGCCAAGACAGCACGTGCAACAACCCTAGAGGCCTATCACCAGAAAAAAATGAAGGATTTCACGGAGACCACCCATTCGCTTGCAGAGCTCGAGGCCAACCTCGAAGATGTAGAGGCCAAGCTGAGCGCGCTGACATCCGCCCCCTACAGTGACGAATGGCGGCAACTGCAGGAGACGGCAGAGGAGCTGCGGCAGCGCGTTCAGGCTATCCAGAAGGATGATCATCGTCTGAATTATTTCCTGGATGTCGGTGACATGCTCTTCCAATATTTTGATGCACAGGAGTCGCTGGGTCAAGATGGCCCCGTGATCGCCGCCACTCCGATGCGCATGCCGACGAATTCCGTGCTCAGTTATTTCACCGAAGAGGTCGCCTCGGTGGCACCGTCGCCATCGTCCGCTGAAAAACGCAGAATGGCCAGCGACATCGATTCAACGGAGGGAATGAATCGCGACAAGATGTTAGAACGGTATCTGGCCGTCGTGGAGCCGTCCGCCATCAAGAGCGGGATCATGCCCGGTTCCGGTATAGAACCGGGATGGGGATGTTGCCCCACCTGCGACATCGAAATGACGTTCCATCAGAACGAGGCGCTTCTGGGGTGCCCGCGGTGCGGCCACGAAGAGTTCATCTTGATCGACTCGGAGAAGCCGAGCTACAAGGATCCACCCCGCGAAATCACGTACTTCGCCTACAAGAAGATCAACCACTTCAACGAGTGGCTGGCGCAATTCCAGGCGAAAGAGAACACGGATATTCCCCAGGATGTGATCGAAACGGTGATGCGCGAACTCAAGAAAGAACGGATTTCGGATCCCAAGAAGGTCAAGAAAGAGAAGATTCGCGAAGTTCTGCAGAAACTCAAGCTGTCGAAGATGTACGATCACGTGCAGCAGATCAAGAATCGTATTCAGCAGCAGATGACGATGCTTACGCTGTCAAAAGAGATGGAGGAGAAGCTCCAACACATGTTCAAGGAGATCCAGCCGGCGTTCATCAAGTACTGTCCCGCGAATCGATCGAATTTCTTGTCGTATCCGTATGTGCTCTACAAGCTGTGTCAGCTGTTGGAGATGGACGAATTTCTACCGTGCTTTCAACTCTTGAAGTCGCGGGAAAAATTGTATCAGCAGGATCAGGTGTGGTCGCAGATCTGTAAGGAAATGCGCTGGGAGTTTATAAGATCGATTTAGTACACGATTTCAGCTTCCGTGGGTGCGGCAAAGTGTTTGGAATAGACCGCGTAGGCAATTTCGGGAACGGGGGATTCACGACATGCGTTAAAGGGGCGACCATCGCGAATATGCCACAGAATACGCTTAGGGGTTGCGATCGACATGTAGGGTTCGCGATTGGCGGCGGAACCATGGGTGGCGTCGACGACGACGGATGAACCCGTACTGAGAGCTGCCAGAACAGCCTTCTTTACAGCAGCTTTTGTCCCGACAATATCTTGTTCGATATGGATATAGCCTGCGGCTTTTAGAAGGCGGCCCGTGGTGGACTTACCAGAACCAGGGTTGCCCATTAGGATTACAAGTTCTTTTGATGTAGAGGGTGTCACTGGATCACAGGGTTCGAATAGATCACAGGGGCGGATGAACTCCGCACCAATCGCCGTCGCAAAGGCGAAATCGGAATCGGACCAACGATAACCGGGAAAGGGATCTGATTCGCCGATTGCATCCCCGCACATACGGATCTTGGAAAAGGTCTTGCCACCTATCTCTTTGACAAAGACGTCATAGAGCCCCCGTGCCGGCTTTCGGTACACGGTGTCCTTTTCTTTGCGTGTGGCGGTCGCGACAAGGCACCAGGGCGCCCATCCATTTATGTCTTCCAGTGCGGATAGGATCGATGCTATCTTCGCAGCCGGTCCAGGAGAGGTCTTCCAATCGGACTGATTGGAGACGAGCGCAACCGTCCAGCCTTGTTTGCGGAGATTCTCTAGCGTTTGGCTCACGGGGCCCAGAAAGACCCAATCATCTGCATCGGCGGCCCATCGGCGCCCTGATTTGGATGTGATGATCGTTCCATCAATGTCGATCAAGAAGAGGTTATCTGTGAGTTCAGAGGTCGATGGGATTATTACGTAATTCATTGTCTTCGTACTGTGTGGCACCGGTACCGGCCATCGTATCAATTTTTAAGGCCGACCAACAATCTTCTGTTCGGTTAACAGAGGAAAGGATGTTACCGGTATTTTTAGGAATTACGACACTAGGATCGATACGACCATATGTTCGCAAACACGTCCTGGACACCATGGAACCCACCGATTATTTATTTATAAATTCCTTTTTTATTACACTGTTTGTCCTTACATATTTTGTGTACACATACATGTTTAATAATGTCGCGATCAAACGAACGTATGAAAACTGCTGCAAACTGACCGTCACACAGATTGTCGCGCTTCTCTTTCTGTCGCTGTTTACGGTTGTATCGTCGCTGATGTTTTTCAATTTAGAGAAATATTTCAATACGCCGCTCATTAACAATATTTCACTGAAGGCTCTGTCAATGGTAGCGCTAGTCTTGGTGAGCGTGTTTATCTTTGAAGAATCGTATCACATGGGACATGTGCTGGGTATAGGACTCACGATTGCAGGGATTTTTGTGCTGATGATTAATTAGACCCCGACCAATGACAATCTAAGAAGACCATCTATGGATCTATGGAAGCAGACAATGACACAGACCATTGCCTCCTTCGATCTCGGTATCAAGAATCTGAGTTACTGTGTGGCCACCTTCGATGCCAGTGGTTCGCTCGTAACCGTGGACCGCTGGGCCAACCTCAATCTGTTGGCCGATGGAGCGACGTCTCAGAGCCAGACACGCTGTGCTAGCCTGCTTGCTGGTGGCATCTGTGGTGGCCCCGCCTCCTTCTGTGACCGATCG